TGGCCTTAATATTAGCTGTGCTTTACTGGATGAAATACATGCATGGAAGGATAAGAACCTCTATGATGTTATCGTAGATGGTGAAACAGCGAGGGAACAGCCGTTGACGATAATAGTAAGCACTATGGGTACTGTTAGAGAAAGCATTTTTGATATGAAGTATAAAGAGTGCGAGGATGTTCTCAACGGATATTCTGATAAGAACGGCGTTCAAGATGAACGTTTCTTACCGGTTGTTTATGAGTTAGATAATCGTAAAGAGTGGGTTGATAGTAAATGCTGGCAGAAAGCTAACCCTGGCTTGGGAACCATTAAAGGCAAAGAACTTCTAGCCGATAAGGTTGAAAGGGCCAAGAATAACCCATTGTATGTTAAGAACCTGTTATGCAAAGATTTTAATATCCGTGAAACTTCCAGTGAATCGTTCTTAACATTTGATGAACTTAATAATACAGCAACATTTGATATAGCAAAAATTAAGCCAAGATACGGCATAGGCGGCTTTGATTTAAGCCAAACGGTAGATTTAACCTGTGCCACAGTTTTATTCAAGGGCGAGCCTGATAGCCCGCTTTTTTATTGCCATCAGATGTACTGGATACCAGATGATGTACTCGAAAAACGAGTGCATGAGGATAAGGTTCCTTATGATATCTGGTTAAAGCAAGGTTATCTAAGAACCACGCCTGGTAATAGGATAGATTACCATGTTATCAGCGAGTGGTTCAAAGAGATACAGGATAAATACGATTTATACCTTTTCAAAGTTGGCTACGATAGGTGGAGCGCTTCATATCTGGTGCAGGAAATGAAAGATTATTTTGGAGAAGCCACTATGGAAGAAGTAATACAAGGCGCTAAAACATTATCGCAGCCGATGCAGAACCTAAAGGCCGAGCTGGCAGCTAAACATATTATTTACAACAATAACCCTGTTTTAAAGTGGTGTATGGCTAATGCAAGGGCTGTTTCAGATACCAACGGCAATATTAAGCCGATAAAAGATAGAAATTTGAAAATCAGGGATGATGGCTTCATGAGCCTTTTGGATGCTTTCACAGTATATGAAAGGAACATGGAAGACTACCTCAACATGATTTAAAGGGGCGAAAAAATGAACTTTAGAAGTATGTTTAAAAGTATATTCAATAAAACTGAATACACTCCCGAGCTGCAGCCTTATGCGCCTTTTAAGATGCTTAATGGTTATGAAGATTACTTCACGCCGTGGAGTGGCGTAAGCTATGATGATGCCACTGTTAGAACGTGTATAGATACCATAGCTACCAACGTGGCAAAGCTAAGACCGAAGCATATCCGTAAAATGGATGGCAAAACATTTGAGATGCAGGATAACTTAGATAATCTGCTAGGCTTACGGCCCAACGAGTACATGAATACTTATGATTTTATATATAAAATCGTAACGCAGCTATATTGTTATAATAACGCTTTTGTGTATATCAAATTTGGGCCTAGTGGTGAAGTTTTAGGCCTATATCCACTCGATTATGAAACAGTGGAGCTTAGAGAACTGAATAACGTGCTTTATGTGCGCTTCATGTTCATGCAAGCTGGCTATATCACTATTCCTTATACAGAGATTATCCACTTACGCCGCCACTTCAATGGTAATAGCGTATTTGGCGAATCTAATGAAGCTCCGTTAACACAGCCGCTAAGTATTTTGAATACTGTTAAACAGGCACTTGTAAACGCAGTTAAGAACAGCACTAAATTGCGTGGCTACCTTAAAGCTAATGCTAATTTGAGGGATGAAGACCAAAAGAGCATATTAGCAAGCTTTATTGAGAAGATTACAAGCACAGATGCTGGCAATGATTCAGGCATAGCCATCGTGGATAACAAGATGGATTACCATCAGTTAACAAGCGATATCAAAACTGCCGATGCCACGCAGATGGATAGCTGTAGGCAGGATGTATATCGTTACTTCCGGTTAAGTGAAGCGCTGATTACCAGCAACTACAAAGAAGAAGAGTGGAACGCCTTCTATGAAAGCGTTATAGAGCCTTTAGCAATTCAGATGGGCCTAGAATTCACTTCTAAGCTGTTCACTGATAGAGAGAAAGGCTTCGGCAATGAGGTTATCTTTACTGCTGATAGATTAAATTATGCCAGCACTAAGGCTAAGGTTAGCTTAGTACAGGCTATGCAGCCTGTAGGCTGGATATCTAAAAATGAAGCACGTGCCTTATTTGGATGGGCTCCTACGCCTGATGGTGATAAGTTCCAAGTTAGCTTGAATTATGTAGATTCAACCAAGCAGAATAAATACCAAGTAGGTGAAAATACAGATAGCACAGATAATACACAGGATGGTGAAGATAATGAAAACATGTAAAGAGTTTAGAAGCGCTCCTATTATGGCGGATGAACACGATTTAACTGTTACAGGCTATGCTGCAGTTCTGGAACAAAGAACAGAACTGTTTGAGCAGGATGGCGTTAAATACTACGAGATTATTGATAAGAACGCCTTTAATGGTGCCGATATGAGTGATGTGTGCTTCCGTTATAACCACAGTGATGACTTTTTTATCCTGGCTAGAACAAGAAACAAAACATTACAGCTAGAAGTAGATGCCAAAGGCCTTAAAATCACAGCTAACTTAGCAGATATCTCACAGGGCCACGATTTATATAAGCTGATTAAGCGAAAAGACGTTGCACAAATGTCCTTCGCTTTTTTTGTTGCCGATAACGGCTCTATCTATGATGTTCAAACACATACACGCAGAATAATGCACTTCCAAAAGATAGTTGATGTATCTGCAGTAGATTTTCCTGCCTACGATAGCACGAATATTGATGCCATCGGCAGCGCAAGAAGCTATTTTAAGGCACAGGCAGAAGCCGAGAAGATGGCACAGATGGAACTGAAGCGCAGAAAACTTATCTGCTTAACTTACTTATAAATGCTTACCCAAGCTGGATAGCAAGGGCAAAAAGCCGGATGGTTGGCAATTATATAATTCCCAAAAAATATTAAAAAGAAAGGTGAAAAGAATATGAACAAAAGACTTGGAGAAATTAATGCACGCAAGCAAGAAATTCGCAAAAATTTGCAAGATCCTAAAATGACTGTTGATATGGAAGCAGTTGAAAAAGAACTTAATGCGCTCGCAACCGAGCAGAAAGCATTGGAGGAAAGAGAGAAAATGGCTGAAAAGATTAATGTTGCAGAAGTAAAAGCTGAAGTTGTTGCTAAACCTGAAGAAGTTAAGAAGGCTGAATTTAGAGATGTATTAGATACTCCTGAATATCGTGAAGCATTTTTTAACTATGTTAAAACCGGTAAGATGGCTCCTGAATATCGTGCTAATGCAGTAACAATGACTACTGATGTTGGCGCTGCTATTCCTACCACTACCCTGAATAAAATCGTTGAAAAGTTAACCTCTTACGGCATGATTCTGCCGCTTGTAACAAAGACTAACTACACCACTGGCTTGGCAATTCCTACCAGCACTGTAAAACCTGTTGCTACATGGGTTGCTGAAGGCGCTACTTCTGATACCCAGAAGAAGACTGTTGGCTCCGTTGTATTCGGCGCTTATAAGCTGCGTTGCGCAGTAGCAGTATCTCTGGAAACCAACGTACGCACCATTTCTGCTTTTGAAGCAGTTCTGGTTAACAATGTTGCTGAAGCTATGGCAACTGCTCTGGAAACCGCTATTATCTCCGGCACTGGCAGCGCACAGCCTAAAGGCATTATCACTGAAACTCCTGTTGACGGACAAGCTATCACAGTATCTGCTATTGATTACGATACGATGGTTAGCGCTGAAGGCGCACTGCCTGCAGCTTATGAAGCTGGCTCCGTATGGGTTATGAGCAAGAAGACTTTCATGAGCTTCATCGGCATGAAAGACTCCAACAAGCAACCTATTGCACGTGTTAACTTCGGTTTGGCTGGAGCTCCCGATAGAAGCCTGTTAAATCGCAAGGTTGTTATCTGCGATTATCTGCCTTCCTTCGATTCTGCTGCTGCTGGAAAAGTAT